GGGAATACGCTTTAATTTATTCACTGTACTATACTTTCATTATCTGTCCAAGAGTTATTTTTAAATTTTTCTATTATGTTCCATCTCATAGAATAGTGATTAGGATTTTTGTTTAATCCTACACCCCCTTCAGGTAAGTTAAGCACTTTTCCAGATACTGATCTTAAAAAATCTAAATTATATTTTTTTCGTATCAAGTAGGAGATAATAATATCATCTCCTCTTTGAGGATATCCAATTTTTTCTATACTGTCTTGAATGGCCTCTAGTGCTTCTTGCTTTACTAAAATAACAGACCCTACTAGAAAGTCAACATTTTTGTCTTCGCACCAGTGATCAGTAAGTTGTTGATAAGAGTTAGATGAGCTTACTTTTGTCTTACCATACACGCCTGTTATAGGTAAATTTAGATTTATCATTTTTTTCACAAGATTAGGGTGCGGTAATAAATCATCATCAATTACTAGTTTAAACTCTTCGTCATACTCAAAGCACCTATGCCAGCGCTCCATACATAACCAATTCGTATCATTATTAATTACATCTATAGGTTGCCCTAAATAAGGAAAATGATCTTCAGTATTATTATTTACAACCGTAATGGGCATAATATTTCTATAAGCATTGATGATACTAAAAACATTATCAAATCTTTTATAATTAAGAACTATTAATCTTACGTTACTAAGCATAGATAGAAATATTACTCATTTTAGAGTGAGTGTAGATGGCATATCTTACAGCGTCACAAGGGTGAGAAGCCCAATCATGTACGGGTTTAGGTGTTTCTGTGTTAGGATTCCACTTATAAGAACTCATGGCTGAAAATGTATGAGAAGCACCTAATGTATCAAAGAATAGCCTATTTGACTCAATTAATACCTGTAAAAAGTTAATACCATCATTAACAGATTTAATTGCATTCTCACAATATATATCATAGTCATAAGCAAAGTCAGCTTTTACTTGTTGCGCAGCTGAGTCAATATATATTGAATCAATATTCCATTCATCTATTTTTTCTTGGATAGCAGCAGCTAATTCAGAAGTAGTAGATTCTTTCGATACGTACTCATCAATTAGAAAATAATTTTCCCCATCAAAACCAATGACTACAAAAACATTTTCATCTCTATAACCCACATCAAGGCCTGCTAAAACTTCAGCAAATCGTTCTCCCACATAATCATTAATATGTTTTGCTTCGTCTAATGCTTCATAAATTTGAGATTCTGTAGTAGTCCACTCACATTCGTACTCTTGGGCGAATAAAGCACGTGTTATAGACTTTCTAGCTTCGTCAATATCTTTCTCAGAGAGTAAAGGGTTAGAGCGCCAGCTGTGGATTGAAGAGCCCCAATCTTCATACTCTTGATCGCTTCCTCGTAAAAAATAATTGTATAAGTAATTACCTTTTCCGCGAGGAGTTGATATCCATAGACAACGGGAGTCTTTAAAAGTTGAAAGAGCGGGTCTTAAATCTCTAGTAAAATATTCATCATTAGGTATAATGGCAGCTTCGTCTACTATAAGTAAATTAGCAGCACGCCCTACAAGAGAGTCTCGATTGTTAGCAGAAAGAAGTCTGAAAATAGAACCGTTGATCAACTTAACAACTTTATCTTTTTGGTTAAATTTATCGACTTCAATATCTAATTGTTTTATAAGATCGGTAACATAATCCCAGATAATGGATGAAAGTGAAAAATTAGGAGCTACAACCATTACTTGTTGATTAGGTTCTAGTAGTTTCGCAAAAGCTAAAATAGCTGCTGCGTAAGACTTACCTGTTCTACGAGCAGCAATATGGACAAAAAATCTATTCTCGTTTAGACCTTCAATCATAGCTTTTTGGGATTCGTTAAATTGAACAGGGGTGGGAAGTTTAGTTAATAGTTTATCAACATTTAGACGGAAAAAAGAATTTGACATTACTTAGGGAACATACTAATTAATACAGAAAGGGTAGCTATTACGCTACCCACAAAAGCGCCTACCCAGAGAAGAGTTCTTAAAGATGTTTTACCTTGAGTTGCAAGATTATTTACATCATTAAGTTTTTTGTGCATGACTTTCATCTCCTCAGACACGGAGGCAAGAGAAGAAATTATTTGAGCATAACGCTCTTCACACACTGCTTCGTGCGCAGAGATGTTAGCTTTATTAGATTGAGAGCGTTCATGAAGTCTGTCTAACTCATTCTGCACCCGGTCTAATTCTCTGGTTGTATTTTCCATTACTACTCCGCATAAACCAACTGTTTAGAGTACCACACGGGGATGGTGAATCGCTGGCTATTTTTTATCTCTTTCACGCCATGATTGTAATCACCATTAGAAGGGAAAACAACGGCCATTCCTTTTTTAGGACTAATTTCTATATCATGATCAGGAAAATATATCTCACCACCTTCATAATCATCATTTAGATAAAATATTACAGAATAGTCTCTGTAGTTTGTTGGATGTTCCATGTCTTTCACATGATCAGGAGCATCTTCTTGCCACGAGTTATCAGAATGTACACTCATCATATCACCAGGATTCCAGAAGGTCAATTCAGTATTATCTGGAAAAGCCAGTTCACCAAAATTTTTATATATGTAAGTTTGTCCTAGAAATCGAGCATAGTTTAAAGCACGTTCAACACTACCAAACGGTGCTTGCATATTTCGATGTAAAATTTTATAGCTGAGTGTTTTGTTCTTAAACTGCCCTATCACTTGGGCATCATTTATAAAAGCTTTTGGATTATCTTTGATAAACTTTACAAGATAATCACAAGTATCAGGAGTTAAGGCATTTTCAATCTTAACAGGGGCCATTAGTTAGCACCTGGTGAGGCAGGTACTCCTGGAACTCCTGATCCAGAAGCTTGCGAAGCTTCTTTATGTCTTATTTGTGTAATTAACTCGTAACGCTCTTTACTAAAAACAAAATAACACGATACAGGTAGTTCTACCCTAGAATCGTTTTGTAGAATAAAAAATCTAGATTGAGCGCCCTCATTAATTCCATCTTCTTTTACGCCTTTAAGTGTTTCAAAAGTCCAAGATCCTTGTCTTTTGAATTTTACTGTATAAGTAATCAATTAACCCTCCATTAGCAGTTATGTTTTGATTATATAATTAACAACACTAGTTGGCAAGGTTGTTGTTAAAGCAGGTATGCTTAGTGCAGGAATAGAGAGTCCAGGTACGCTGAGAGCAGGGATTGACAAGCCTGGAATTGAATGGTCGTGGTTTGCTACAGCAAGAGCTGGAATTGTCAAAGCTGGGATTGAAAGACCCGGTACAGAATGGTCGTGGTTAGCAACCGCCAGAGCTGGAATTGTCAAAGCTGGAATTGATAGTCCAGGGACAGAGTGTGTATGCGCAGCCTGAGTCACCCCAGTCACTGCTGTGCTAGTAGAAGAGTCCTTAGCTGAAGTAGCAAACGTAGCTGTAGGTACTGTTAAGTCTCCATCACCTTCTGAGCCAGTTGTGCCGCCACCTGTTGTTCCAGTACCCGTATCATTAGCCACCGTTACAAGACCTGTTTTAGCTCCAGAGGTTCCTGATCCTGTAGTGCCGGTCCCAGTATCATTAGCTACTGTTACAAGACCTGTTTTAGTTCCAGAGGTTCCTGATCCTGTTGTGCCAGTACCTGTGTTATCTGTTCCAGTAGTACCAGTACCGGTATTAGCTGTGGCATTAGTTATAACAGAAGAGGCAGCAGCTGAACCAGTCTCTGTGCCTAGTGTAGAGTTATTAGCACCTTTACCTAGAGGAACACGGTCACGAAGATCTGGAAGACCAAAAGTAGAAGAGCCATCACCTGTACCATAGGCAGTGCCGATTACGGCGAATAGTCGAGCATAAGTTGTACGATTAACATTTGAACCGTCACAAAGCAACCAAGCAGCATTAGGAGCAGAAGCTCCTCCAAAAGGTAGAATTGATCCTGAAGGCATGATCTCAAAACCTCCAGCTGTTGAACCATCATGAACTCTAACATTTTTAGTGTTATTATCTACAGATAACTCACCAGCCCCACCTGTGAACGAGTTATTTTCTGCTGTCGTGCCTCGTCTTAATAATAGT